CCGCTTCTATAAATCGGAAACTGCGTCGTGTTGATATTCACTGTGATAGTATTGGCGTCTGGAACGCTTTGTATCACACCTGTCATCCCGTTAATCGGTAGCATTCCTATTACCTGAAGAAACATAACGCTAGTGATGCCGATGTCGGCAGAAGTAAATCCGTGGCTAGTACAACCCACCTGTGCCACGGCGGCATTTGTGATGCCCGAAATCGAATGGATAGTATTGGGCCATTCATTTGGCGATGGAGGCGTTACAGAAGGTGGCACCGCGTTAGAAGGCATCCATTATCCTTTTACTTACAATACATCCCAGGGCCATAAAGCCCTGGGATTGCCTATCATTAGGCGGATGTAATATCCGTATCCAATATCGCCAAATATTCCCAAACATCGCTGGTGTTGACCATCAGCGTTGTTCCCAATGTCAAACCAATTGTTCCTTGGTTGAAAAGGGCCGTGTTTAGAATTTGTGAGCTGGCAGCTTGAACAGGAGAGAATCCTAAGGCGTTAGTGCCTAGAGGACCACCCTGAAGAACAGGCGTACCAGTAACGATATTAGCAATACCACCGCTTGTCCATGTGGAGAAGTTGGTGCTATTGATGTTTACGGTAAACGACGTAGTGCTTGTAACGCTCTGAATCACGCCGGTAAGCGTGTTCATCTGCGTCATGCCGTTGATGCCATGGAAAGACACGGTAGTCACACCAACATCGTTAGCAGTGAAAGCGTGAGTCGCGGTGATGCTAGCATTAGCCGCCTTCGAAATACCTGTAATTGTCAGGTTCGTGGAAGGATAGAGGCTAGAATCAACCGTGCTGAAAGGAGTTACACCGTTTGTAGAGATGTAGCTCAATACAGGCGATCCAGTGGTGTAAGTCGTGATATACGCAGAAGCGTTTACCATGTCATTCCACCATTCGACGTTCGTTACACCGGTGACAGTCCCGGAAGTTTGGATTGTCTTGTTAACCATACGGAACATGCTTGGAACAAACCCTAGGACTAGGTTTTGTGCAGCCCCGCCAGTCACCACAGTCAGCGTACCTTTTTTACAAATAGCCATTGGTTACCCCCTTACAATGTTGCAGTTAGGCGGGTGATCCAGTTGTCGTTCAAGATCCTTGTTGCAAAAGGATACTTGTAACCAACTGTTCCGCGCTGATTTAAGGGGTCCGCAGTACCAGAAGCACCCAGCGGCTTCACGATAAATTCGGCTTCTTTAGCCCCTAGACGTACAACACCGTAAGCTTCTTGACCCAAGATGAAGGACGAGAAGACGTTCGGGCTTGCGCCGTTGCTGAATCCGTTGGTGTTTAGCAACCAGCGGACGTTCCTTGTGGAACCCCATTCTGCTTCCAAAGCGTTCATCGGATTTGGATAGTTAGCAGCTGAGATAAAGCTTGAAACAGCTTCTAAGTCAGCCTGCATTTCAACTGGCATAAAGCCCCAGTACGATGCTCGAACTGGTGCTGTACCGAACTTGTTTTCGCCTGGAAGTGGGTTAGTCATCAAGCGAGCATTACCCTGACGTAGAGCAATAACTGCAATCTGAATATCCGCATCCGTGATCTCGGTAGGTGTATTACCATTCAAACCGTTCGAGCAAGCGATTGTCGAAGCAGTCGAAACCATCATATCTCTGATAAGAGTATCGATGGTCAAACCGAGCTGAAGCGAAAGAACTTTAGTTGCCTCATTCAAGACGCGGTCTTGTACGACGTACTGAACTTGGTCAGTAATCGTAACGAACGAGCCGTACCATTGAATTTGAGCTTTGAAGTCCGTTACTGACAGTTGATCACCAGCAGGTGTCTGACCATCGGTAAGAGGAACTGTAGCCGCGGTAAGAGTACCGTACCTGCGGAATACCATCTGATCCCCGGAATTAAGAGGAATTTGCCTCTTCTGGGCGAACAGATCGTAAATGAAATAAGGTCTAGCCAGCGTTAGAAGGAGTCTATCGAAATAGGTCCGCACTTCCGGTGGCAATTGTGTTAAGCCTGTGATTGCCATAGCCTTTTTTTCTCGTTATTTAGATCCCTTCGAGGTTACGGCTAGCCATTTGCATAAACTCCTGATCAGACATCGACGCGAAGTAGTCGGCTTTACTTAAAGCTCCCTGGCCTCCTGCTTGAGACAATGTCCCAGGCTTCTTGGCGTTATCTACGATTCGCTGAGCGTTGTCGCTCTTTGCCGCTGCTTGTACAGGCGCCTGCATACGCTGAGCCATCTTCCCAAGTTCATAAGCAAATAACGCCTTGTTACTTGCTCCCCTGAGACCCTCGGCGAGATGGGGTTTTTGTTGAACCAAAGGTAATGCGTATTTTTCTATTACCTCAGCATAGTCGGGATGTGCCTGCTGAACCTGAAGCTCTTCGATGCGAGCGGCGTACTGAGCCTCGCGCTGTTCAAACTCCTTACGGAGCTCGCCAACGCTTGGAACATCACTTTCATCCATTCCCCCTAAGAACTTACGTTCTTGTGGTTGCTCTGGCTGAGAGTGTTTAGCCTGCATATTCGCTCGAAGCATCTCAAGTTGGAGCTGAAACTCACGTTTCTCCAAATCCCGTTCTGCCTTCATTCGATCGACTTCTTCTCGAAACGCGCGGAAGTTTTCCGCTTGCGGATTCGTACCTGGTTCTTTCGCTGATTCGTCAACCTGTGTTTTGACCGGTTGATCTAAAAGAGCGACATTTACCGGATAGTCCGATGCTTCTTGGTCATAAGAATTCGATTCTACGTATTCCCCGGCGGCAGGAACGAAATCAGCGCCCGTTAAACTCTTCATATCGATATCTTCTGTCATCTATTCTCCTTGACCTGGCGGCGGTCAAATTTTACGCCCATTTTAGGAACTAATGACGTGCAATAACTTCCCTTGATTAGCCACACGTAAGGACGCATCTTCTGCTTTATCCGAAAGTAAGCTTGGATCGAGGGGAACATCCGGTGGCGCCGACAGTTCTGGAACAAACCGGAACTCGCCCAAAGGATGATTTACATACCAAACTAAGATGCCTAATATCGCCGGAGGGCGAGAATAATAGGCTTTTATCGCTTGCTTAAAGGCGGCGTGACCAAGTTTGTTGGTCATTCCCTTGTCTTCTTTGCAGGCATACACGATGTAGAATGGGCGCACTTCGTTTTTCATGTTGTTAGCGAAGTCTTCGACCATAGCGACGACATCGTTACCCCACTTCTCTCTGCTTTCCCCTATCTCTTGTGCCATTCAGTTCTTAGTCCCAGTGATATTCTTTCATTTGTGCATGGATCTTCTTATCATCTGATCTGCAACCTTCCATGGACGCCTGTCCATAAGCGATTGGATCAGCGTCGCCCTTAAATTCCGCGCAGCCCATACCTTGAAGCATGTGACCATCAGACGGAACATGAGGCTTATCCATCTCATGCGCATACTGACCGTGTTCACGAGCCATCTTGTGATGACCCATCTTGTGATGTTCCATCCCTTCACGCTCGTGCATCCGATCCTTGTGGGATTGATGTTTCATGTTTATTCCTTACTTTGATTTCTTCTTAGGCGATCCCAAACTGGGATATTTTCGATGCACAGCAGCCTTGATTCCCGAAGGTTTTGGGGCGTTATGGGCATACGCTAGCGCCGCCTTTGCGCGCTTGCGAGTGTTGATCGGGTAAGACCCTTCGGGTGCTCCCCCTGCAGGTCCAGCGAATGATTTAACCGTTTTATATTTACCAACGCTGGAACCGCCTGGCTTCTTTTTCATCTTTGACTCCACGCCGCGTGGAACGCTCTTCTTTGCAGATATCTTTACAGGTTTTTTCACAGTCTGTTCCGTTCCTGCCTGGAGTATTGTTTGTCGCTTTCCATCGCTCTCTGATCATAATTTCCTGAATCGGCAGCTGGAGGGCTCATGGTGTAGCCATAGGGCATTTCTTGAGCTAAAACCGCTTCATCGAGCTGTCTGCTATACGATTCTGGCGGATGCATAAGGATTTCAAAATTTGTAAGGTGCATAGGTGCTGGCCTCTGTGTAAACATTCAATTCCATATTTTACACTATGAAGATAAAAATGTGTACACGTTAAATTTGAAAAGTATTTTTCATGTGGTCACAAAAAAGGTGGGAATTTTCCAAAAAAATAATAGGTGTGCTTCACTTCGACTTGATCGAAACTGGATAATGTCCTATGAATGTAGATAATCGAGAAAATATTGGGGATGTAATGGCTAAGAAAATGGACTACGTTCTTTTGACAAAATGGAGCCAACACTACGAATTTCCCTCTCAAGGAACTATGAGACAGATATGTTCCAGATCAAGGCGTAAAACCAATGGAGCTGAGCATTTTTTATCGTTCGTAAACGGACGATTTTACATCAACATTCATCGTTTCCACGAGTGGATGGACAATCAAAAAGACTACGAATTCATTGTGCAAGAGCAGGAAGCGTACTAATTTTTAGAAAAATTCCCCTTTTCATCATTTTGTCTCCACTAGAAAAACGGTTTCCTTGATTTAATGTGCTATCCATGGGATATTGAATGCGGAAAGCGGAGGATTTATGGATTGGAATATCGTTGCAGCCGTTGGAGCTCTTTTAGCAGTGCAGACGACTATCATTCTTTGGATGATGTCCAAACTGGATAATGACATTAAGCAGTGTGGTGCTGATATCAGATCTTCTACAGCCGATTCCAACTCGAAATGGATGACTGCGAACGCAAAATCTGATGCAATGGCCGCGTCATTGAACGCTAGGTCTGACGCAATAGCAGCCGCTATTAATGCCCGTATCGACACCACTCAATCAATCATCATGCGAATGCTGGAGAAGCAGGGGCGATAACGCAAAGCGAAGCCCTCTTTTGCTGTGCATGAGTTTGACCCTGATCAGCTAGTAATTTAACACGGTTGCTGTCTCTCAAAACTAGGCTGGTTGGGGTCTTTGTTCCGGTTCAGGCACTATTGGAGGGCTAATCGCTTGTTGATTCTGATTTACTGTGTGGTTTTGCATAGTTATTTCTTGAAGAAGCGTTATCGTCTTGATTAACGCATCCAGATCCATGCCTTGAAGCTCTTTTGCTGCTTTGACCAGGTTTAGAGCGGCTGCAGTCTTCTCTTGCTCGGCGCGCTCTATCCTTTCGATATTCACCGCCTGATCTAGCTGAATTTTTGCCAGCCTTTCTGCTGCAAGTGCCTGATCAGACTGCGCTTTAGCGCCAAGTGATTCGGTGACCACCTGTTGCTGTTGCGCCGCGGCTTGAGCTTGAGCCTGAGCCTGCTGAACCGCAGCTTCTCGTTCAGCTTTAAAGCGCTCTTCCATAGGTTTTTTATCGTGCAGAGTACTGTTAGCAATAAGTTCTTCATCAGTGACGTTAACCCCCATTGATTTCAACGCGGCCAACTGTACAAATTGGCTTTGGCGTTGCGTATCGGTTAGCACACCTTCTTCCACACTCACATCATATTGTGCAAACATTTTGCTAAAGAACTCGGGTGTTGGTTCTTTCTTTGTGATGAGCTTGATCTTCTCTGGAGTGTAGTTTTTCTGGATGAGTTTAAGGACTTTTCTGCCTAATAACTTCTGGGACTCTCTAAGTCCATCGAAGACGTCTTGCATTGGAATCCAGCCCGCAGCTTGGCGCATCTTAGATAGCACGCCAGCGGTTTCCACCTTATCGTTTTCAGCCATTCCAACGTTCTCTGGACTTAAACCAAGGATTTCGAAGAGATCTTTCTCGAATTCAGCCTCTAGCTGGAACATAGATGGATTGATTCCAGGCGATTCCAGGCGCTGAACGTCCGTCATCTGGGCTTCCGGCTTCAAGAATACCACCTGACCCTGACCAGACTTATACAGTGACGTCGGATTGCTTACCGAGTTGGTCTTAGCAATCCAGCCCGAGTTAAGCTGTGAATCAAGAATATCCACCATTTTAGATCGTCGCTTGTTGATCTCAGTCTGAGGATCCCGCATGATGCGTACCAGAGACTGTATCTTCCAGCTATATAGATCATAACTAGGCTCAAAAATAGCCATAAAAGGCACGAAAGGATACTCATTAAGACCGAACGGGTCTTTTCCATAATAAAGAAGCTCTCCTTCGACGATGATCCCGAGTTCTACCGTTTTCACGGGTTTGCGAATCACTTCTATCTGTGGATATGCATCTTTGTAGAGCTTCAGGCGTTTATTGTCACCGTCCCATTCGCGAGTTTCACCAGTGACCATGTCTACTAGAACGTCTTTCACTTCCCATTTATGGCGCCAGTACTCAGTGTAGTTGAGAAGCTTCTGCATACCCCATTGACGTGCGTATGGCATATAGGTGAATTTATCATCTCGGCTACCCCATGGAAGCGCTTTGATCACGTCTTCTTTGTCTGGTAGAAGTGATATGACTTCTGTGCGAGAAAGGAACTTGCGGCGAGCAATGAAAGAACAGTCTTCGAGATTCTTCTTTGTGAAGAAAGGGTCCATAATGACCGCGTTCCAGTCATCACGGTGGAATTTGATGTCTCCTGAGATAGGATCGTTTCGGTAGTCCAGATAAGGAGAAAGGAAGGAAAGCCCAGTGGTCAAACCACCCTTAAAGGCGTCGCTAATAGCTTCGTAACCATCGGCGCTCTGCATAACGTATTGCATCACGTCGCTGAACATCTCAGCGGTCTCTTGTGAAGCATTTTCAATAGGACTCACGACACTGGCTAACCGGTTTTTACGCTGGTAACCCTGAACCAAGTTGATCAAACGTCTGATCTTGTTGTATGTGAAGCTGGAACGCCTCTGATTATTTAGGTACGAAAGCTCCTCTAATGACCACTGATTACCTAAATAATAGCTCAAATCCTTGTAAGCTTCAGCGTAGAACGTGTTGAGCAGCTGATATGCACGCTCATACGATTCTCCAAAGTCCTTGATGATGTCTTGATGGAACTCTAATCGCGGGTCATTCTTGACTACTGCCTTCTTGTATTCTGCCAGAAATTCGGTCGAGTCTTGAGAATTAGAGTAGTCGGACATGGGGCTTGACATCAGGGCTACCTCAGTGTGATAGGCCTGATTATAACACGTATAATTTTACTTTGACATGAAAAATAGTCTATGACTTTTGGGAATTCTGTGCTTATGTTATGCTCAGAGCAACAGGAGAAATCGAATGGACGAATTCATCAAACTCCTCAGAGAAATGGATGTAGGCCATCTAATTGCAATGGCCGGAATGTTCTGGATATTCTATAGATATATGGAAAAACGTTTTGATCAAATCGATAGACGTTTTGATAAAGTTGAGGCGGATATAAGAGACCTACAAAAAGGATTTTCATGCCTCTCGGAGCGCGTAGCCCGCATCGAGGGAATATTAGAAAATAAAGATTGCTGCATGATCAAGGATTCGCGAATGAAAAAGGCTGAGTGATGACAAAATTCCTCATCGTCGCGATGCTGATATTCAACGTGGTTTTTCTGTCGAAGTGTTATGAAAGTATGATCCAAACCGAGACGGAACAGATAAAAATCAAGATTCGTTTATCAGAAATCGAAACCGATTTTCTCGTTCTCAAAGCTATGATAATGATTGAAAACGCAGACCGATACGAGATGTCGCCTTCGAAACCAACAGAAGCGCTGATGCAACTTTGATTTATACCTGTTTTGGGATATAACGGACCATAAATTCAAATGCCTCGACAGCATGCTCTGTGCATGTGTCCGTACATGTCTTTCGGTTTCCCGCACATCTCGCATATAGATGCGCTTTTTTCTTCACACTCGTATATTTTGCTTTCCATATTGGCTGTTGACAATTCCATATAGACTCTAAGTTTGCCGAACTTTTCCTTCACCTGACGTATGCGGAATTGACCGTATTCCTGCATAGATTGCGCAATTTCTGGGTCCTTTCTCAATTCGCGTATTTCGACGGCTAGCTCAGCAGATAAGCTATAAATAAGGGGAAACCAACCATCCAAGCATTCGAAATAGAAATGCTCGCTATAGAGCTCAGGGAAATGCGAGACCAACATCTTTGCGTTTTCTTCATTCACGGAGTCACATTCCCATAATGAGGTGTAAGGTTTCTGGCCCTACGCTTGCTTAGATCTACGAAACTCACTTCAGCTCCACTATATGACACAGGAGTGTTGGGGTTTTTTAGATATCCATATCTCGCTTTCTCACTTTCCCAGTAAAAGCAATCGCAAGATCTTTTCTTCTGGAAAAAATCACACACCCCATGATGAGTTTTGTATTCCCACTCGTAGAATGCTGCCTCCTTGCAGATCGGGCATGTGTATGAAACCTTAAGAATCCTGTTGTTGAGTTTATAGCTATCGATTTCGATGCACCGAACGTGAAATGCCTGCTTTATATTAATGGCTGAAGTTTCCAGTCTGTCTAAGTATGTCTCCCTTTCTGTTTCATTCATCGGTAGATACCTGAGGTGGCTCAGGTAGTGGCATCCAGTGAGTAATGTCTTCGTGTTGATTATGAGACGAATCGAACCACTCAAACTGATTCAAAACGTGGTTTTTGTCCATATAACCTTGACAAGAACCTCCTCCCATAGGTCCCCATATAAGAACCCATTCGTTATGTTGCGGAGTATAATCTTCGACTCTTATCCACTTACTCATGGCGTCACGTTCTGAACTGGAGGAACTTGCCCAGGAGGATATGGAATGCGAGGCGCAGGAACGTAAGGGCTCTGTACGCCAATAGGACTCATTGGTGATCGTGGGACCGGAGACGGAGGGCGAGGCGTTGTAACCATTCCCTTAGGCATCATGACCTCAATGGGTTCGTCGGTAATCCATTGAACAACTGCTTAGGCACACCATAAGGCCAATAAGGCTGAAACGGCTGGTATCTCGGTGGTAGTGGAGTCGTCACATGTCCAACGCCGCCTGAACCACCCACAGCACCTTGCGTTGCGGAATAAGGCGATGGCCAAGGAAACGGCCTAGCACGTGGAGGATTCTGCACTGAAACGCGTCCAGAACCGGAACATTGGCCTCCAGCTCCTCCGCCGCCAGCACCACCAGTTGAAGTGTCATTAGGTCTAGTAAAGGGGCTCATCGTCCTCCAAAGCATCTTTCTTTGAAAAGTCTGCGCATACTACTCCGCCACTTTGAGTCCTACGACATCTAACTGGTATCCAAATTTCGACGGCATCGCCATTCTTCTCTGCCATGTCATAAAGTCTCCAATATTTGCCTGAAGGACATTCCATGACCGTTCCGAGATCATATCTGGGCGATTGTCTGTTTAGCTCAATCTCCCACATCTTCCCTCGTGACAATCGAGTCTAGAGTTACAATGAGCTCGTCCACACCATCGACCAGAAGCATCAGACAATGACACAGGGCTGCAGACTCAGACGACACCGCATATTCCCTTCCATCGATACGAACGTGATTTACACCGTTGTGATCTTGATCTACTATATCCCAATCATTTTTCATGCGAACACCGGGTTGTTGTCATTGTACCATTTCTCGGCCTGCTTGTCACTCACCCCATCATTACGAAGATCAACGTGACGCTTAACAGCGATAGCCATATAACGAGCTGCGTCAGCTCCGTGGGAATATTTGTCATGTCTTGGCCTGTCCTTGTACACTTCTAGTCTTTGATCGAATTCTTTACGATAGTTTTCTAAGCATTTGATGAGGTGCTTGCACTTGGTCTCATCAATGTAAATTCGTGGGAAGATGCCTCGTAGAGCTTCAATGCCGTCTTCAATGCGGATTTTGAGCGTTGGAAGGACGGTGAACTTGATGCCAAGGCTTGCACCCACTTCCTTCGCTGACATGCCGGAGCTGAAAGCATGCGATTCGATATCATGTGGCGCAAAGTGATCTGCATAAATGTACGGCTTGTCCAGAAGAACGCGCGCATAGTGCGGAAGTCCTTCTCCGTGTGCCTCGTAGTAATCGATGATATGTATTTCGGTGCCCACGACTTGATAAAAGATGATAGAAGTACTATCACCATATCCAAGGTCCCAAGCCGTATATACGCGAGCCTGCTTGTTACAGGCCACGGCACCGATCCGATCTTCGTCACGCGCCTCTTGCAGATATTTGGCATAGTACGATCCTTCCACACCAAGGGTAAAAGAGCAATAATATTCCTGCTGGATCATGTCCTCAGACATGCCCTCATTACGCTCTTTCTGGATGTCGGACTCTGCTAAAACGGAGGTGTCACCCACAGTAAGAAGCTGGCTAAACCAATCAGCATTATGGCAAGCCATATCATATAATTCCTTGCCGTGATTAGCTCCTCTAGGCGTGAAGTTGAAGACCGCCCATCCTCCGTTTTCCCGCAAGATCGGTCTAATAAGAGTCCACGCAGTTGGGTCCTGTAGGCTGTATTCAGTGAATACACATCCCACAGGGTTTGTCCCAACAATGCTGTCAATATTATTAGTACCAATAACCTGAATAAGAGAGCCATTTTTGAGCCTCACTTTCATCTCTGTTGAGTTTGGGCTACCGTCGATCAGCTCTCGCGGAATGTGGTCTAGAAGCTTAAACCCTTCCTTATCCACACCGTCCCATAGAATCTTGCGTCCCTGGCTGAAATGCGGGAAGAAGTAGTAGTAGATTCCAACGCGACGCACAGCCTGTGTAATGAGGTAATTCCAGCACGTCTTCTCTTTGCCGGCCCTGCGATGCCATACGAGAACGGCCCGCTTCTTGCCCTCAGCCATGGCCTTCCAGAACGGAACCTGGTATTCACGGCACTTATAGTTGAGAGGCAATGTGATGTTTATCTCTTGCTTTTCCAATGAAATCCTAGTCTTCAGTAAGTGAGCGAAACATCACAACGAGGATAACGACACTAGTGAACATGATGATGGCTAATTCAGGCGCATCATATTGCTCTATCATATGGATCATATCTTTCGTACGTCTCCTTAAGAAGGTAGCTTAAATTCTTCTTCTTGGCGGCTTTGGGCTTACTCGCCATCCATTTCGAATTGCTATTCAATATCGCATTGGCCTTGCTGCATCCAGGTGAACAGAAGCGCTCATGCCCTTTGATAGGATGAAACGCTTCTTCGCAATACTCGCATGGGATCGAGGGATGCTTAGCCACTACTTGGCTTTCTTCGCCTTCTTGACGATCTTTGGAAATCTCTTTTCGATTCTCTTAGCCTTTTCGATCATGGGATCACCAACCTCGCGATCGATTTTAACGAGCTTCTCGTTGGCTTTCTCGGCCTTCTTTAAAACTTTAGCAGCTGCGGCTGGCTTGTGCTTTTTGATGTCTTTTTCGGCCGTTTCCATGCGCTTAGTGATCTTATGCATCTTCTTGTCCATCTCGT